AGTAATGAATTGGTGAAAAGACCCAAGATATCTTATAAGTTTAATGAAGATATGTATGTTGATGAATTAATGGACGTTATTAACGGTACATATAAAGGACATTATTCTCGAGAACAGTTTCAAGCAACAGAGTTTATAGTTGATGGAGGTCATGGCGCTGGATTTTGCATTGGTAATATCATGAAATATGCACAAAGGTATGGCAAAAAAGGCTCAATCGATGATGCAAGAAAAGATATAATGAAAGTATTACATTATGCAACTATTATGTTACATGTACATGATAAAGACCAATTAGATAATATAGCTGATATAGATAGCAGATTGTCTATGGGCGATTCAGATGAAGAATATAAATTCAACACTGATTAGTGTCAAAAACCTGACAAAATGTTGTGACATATTATTGTAAGTGTCATTTTTTTGACATGATATAAATAATATGGTAAGGAGCAATTATGCCAAAAATATCTGAAAACACCGGCGTTGAAATGCCAATACGAAATCTACTGTCAATTATTCTGGCAGTGGCTGTAGGTGTATGGGCATATTTTGGTATCATAGAAAGACTGAATAAGTTAGAAACAGATATCACATTAATGTCATCTGACTTAGAGAAAAATACAGAGTTTCGTATCAAATGGCCACGCGGTGATATGGGTTCTCTACCTGCAGATGCAGAACAGTTTATGTTAATAGAACACTTAGCTGGCCAACTTGAAAAACTCGCAAAGAATATTGAAACTGGTAAAGCTCCATATGATCAACAACAAAAGCTTACACTTGATTTTTATAAGTCAAGAATTGAAAAACTCGAAGATCAGATAGAAAAGCTAAAAGATAAAGTAGTAAACGGAAAACACTAATGGAAATATTTACAGGTTTTATTTTGTTAATGTTTATGAGTGGAGATGTAGAACCAACAGAGTTTACACCCCGCGACTCAATGATGGATTGTTTGAAAGTGAAGAGAAAAATTAAAAGAACTCAAGGACCCGGCGGACCAAGGTGGGTTTGCAAACAAGGCAAACTTGAAATGGAAATTAAGAACGGTGAAAAACATCCACTTAAAATTCTTGATTAGTATAAATAGTAATACATTAAACGTTCACCCGTAAAGGGCGGAAGTAGGCAATCGCTGAAGGAACGCACTCTAACTATTAACTAGGGAGGGTGGCAAAATGACTTACAGACCATTTCAATGGAAGATGTTTGTTAAGGCTCGTAAACGTGCTTTAGTTCATAAGATACTAAACTATCGTTTACAACCAAGAGTTGCTTAATAAACTTTAGTATTCTTACCGATGCGCTTAGGTACGCATATCGCTGTATATGATAGGAACTTAGGCGCATCTTCTTGTGCGACTCTATTTGGAACGCCGGGTTGATTGTTTAATCTTTCGGCAAAGTATTTACATCGATCAATATCTTGGAAGTACATGTCTTGACTCTCTACACGAGATCCTAAGTAAACCATTAATAAAAATGCATGCATCATTTAGTAAGTCTGTCCCATTGATTTGCTTTCTTTGACTTCTTCTTTGGCTTAGCTTCAGCTTTCTTACCAAAACTTTCAAGTGCTTCTCTTCGAAGAGCTTCCAGATCATCACCTTTTGAAAACTTAGGTTTCTCTCTCATATGTAATTGTGCATTAAATTTAAATCTTACAGGGTCTGGATTTTTTGATCCACTGATCATTGAAAGTATAGCTTTGTAACCATCACCCATAAATATTAATTTGCCATCTTTATATAATTTTGCTTTAGATGACACCGTTAAGTCTAATTTCATGTTCTCATGTTTGAATATCATCTTTACCACAGTCGCACTTCTGACACACGTCATTTATACACTCTGGACAACCACTTGAATAACAGTGGCATCGATGTCCACAATAATTACATGTTCTTTCTTCACCTACGTTTGATTCACCTAACATTTTATCTCCTACTTTTTGCCTATTGAATTTAAACTATCCATAACATTATCGATGTTTGGTTCTTTACTGTTTGGATTATATACGCACTTAAACTGTTTTGGACAGTTATTGTCAAACATCAGCTCAAATGTTTTATTACCACCTTCATATACACATGCCTGATCACCTGATCTCGACTGTAATATCTTCTTGAGTCTACAAGTGGTGTACTTCTTCTCAACGATAGTGCCACGTTGTATTTTTTGTTGACGAGTATAGTCTTTCTTACTACCTATTGTTTTAGCTCCAGCAACAGCCAGTGTAGTCGATAACAATAAGATTATTAAAGTCTTGAATACCATACAGATCCAACCGCTATCGCAATTCCTAGGAAAATAATGCCACCTACGAATAATACAGTTTTAATCTCTTCCCATGTTTCTGCGTCAGCTTTACGCTTATCAATTCTTGCCTGTTTCTCAGCTTCCTTAGCTTCTTGTATACGTTTTGCTCTTTCATCAACAATTCCCTGCCACGTACCAGGTCCAAATCTTAGATTGATGAGTGTTGAAATCTCTTGTAACTGCTCTGCCGCAAGTCTTGCGTCAATCGTTTCCCTTGCAATATGTGCTGTGTCAAACTGTTCTTTGACTCCTAAACCACGCTTATTAGACTTCTTATTGACTTCGTCTTTACCACGAAATATCGCGTCAATATGACTACCTAACTCACCAATGTCTTTACAGGTATCAATGTTAGACTTAATGAAATCTACACTGGACTTAACCAATGCGATACCTGCTAGTATTTCTGCTACTGGCATAATAACTCCTCTTCTTCATTACTATTTATAAAAAAAAGGTGTACAAAGCTTAAAAAGTGTGGTATAATATATACTATATAACGATGAAGCAAAGCGAATAGTTCGCTGGACTCGGGGGCGGTACCCGACAGCTCCACCATGAATACAGCCACGGTTGTCGTTAAATAAGTGCTGTATTCTTGATGGGGCTGAAATAGGATCGACAGGTTCAATAGCGATGTGGAGTTATCCGGATGTAAGCTCGGTTAATGCGAACAAAACTATAAATGCAAACGATAATTTTGCACCTCAGGAGTTCGCTCAAGCAGCGTAATTCCTATGCGCTCGGTGAGAGCGTGGAAACAGAATCTCACCACTAATACATAGGAGGATAGATCATGTGGCATAAATTACAAGAGCACATTGATATAATGGAAAATAGAATTGAAAGGAAGAAAATTATGACACCTAATCCGCACTACATCAATATGATGATTAATATCGGTATCTTTGGTATGTTAGTTTATGTTGCACTACAAGTATCATGATTACATACATTTCGTACTTAGTACTCGCTAGTGTCGGTGCAACTTTTGGGCTGCATCGTTACTGGGCTCATACTGAAGGTAAAAGACGAATTTGGTTTGAATGGTTATCTCTTTCTTGTGCTTTGTGTATAGGTGTGTACAAACCACTTGGTTGGATTGGAATACATAGATTGCACCATAAGTATCACGATACGCCATGGGATCCTCATTCGCCAAAACATCGAGGAACTTGGAACGTACTACTTTCTAGGTGGTCAGATTCAGTACCAAGATCTATGATAAGAGACGTGATAAATAATAAGAGAATTAAATTTTTTCAAAGGTATGGAAAGTATCTTATTTGGCCTGTTATAATAATATCTCCTCTAACTATACTGCTAGGATATGCTGGTATGGGAATATTAAACTATTTTGGGCATCAAGACGGTAAGCCAGTAAATAGATGGTTCATTAACATTTTTGCACCATTTGAAGGAAACCACTATGACCACCATAAAAGGTGAATGGACTAAAAAATTACAAAATGACAATAAATTTACTAAAGTTTTTAATGAAGTAGTTTTTAATGAAGTCAAAGATAGTGAACGTGATAGAATGCAATGCATTGATAGACTTGTACATATGTTTCACTACATGCTGATTTCCGAAAGTTTAGATGGCGATGTTGTTGAGATGGGTGTTTATGATGGTGGCACAGCCATGCTTATGTCACTACTAACAATTAAAGATGTTTATTTGTATGATAGTTTTCAAGGATTTCCAGCAGAAGATACTAAAGGAAAAGAATCAAATGGATTCGTTCCTTTTAAATTTGCTATAACAGAAGATTCAGTTTTAAAAAAAT